ACTAGCAACAGGTGGTCGTGCTATTATTACAAGTACACCTAACTCGGATGAAGATACATTTGCTACTATTTGGAAACAAGCCGAAGACAAGTTTGATGCACATGGCAATGAACAAGAACTAGGCACAAATGGCTTCCATGGATTTGTTGCTGAATGGCACGAACATCCAGATAGAGATGAAAAATGGAAAGAAGAAGAAATTGGACGTATTGGCGAAGAGAAGTTTCGTCGTGAGTACGGATGCGAATTCCTTGTATTTGATGAAACATTAATCAACAGTTTAAAACTTGCTGTTATGGAAGGTGTTGTACCTACTCTTAATATGGGACAAACACGCTGGTACAAAAAGCCAAGTCCAGAATTTACATATGCAGTAGCACTAGATCCTAGTATGGGCACAGGCGGCGACAATGCTGCTATACAAGTGTTTGAATTGCCTAGTTACGAACAAGTAGCAGAATGGCAGCACAACCAAACTGCTATACCTGGACAAATAAGAGTACTTGCAGACATATGCAACTACATACAACAAGAAACTAATAATGCAAATGGCATATACTGGAGTGTTGAAAATAATGGTATAGGCGAAGCATGTTTGCTAGTTATACAAGACTTTGGCGAAGAAAATATTCCAGGACTATTTGTAAGCGAGCCTATGCGCAAAGGTCATGTAAGAAAGTTCCGTAAAGGATTTAACACCACACACGGTACTAAAATTACAGCATGTAGTAGACTTAAAACTATGCTAGAAAGCGACAAGATGTTAATTAAGTCTAAACCACTAATAAGTGAACTTAAAGGTTATGTTGCAACTGGCAGTAGTTTTCAAGCAAAGTCTGGTATGACGGATGACCTAGTAAGTGCTACACTATTAGCACTAAGAATGATGGCTGTACTCAAAGACTGGGATCCGAGAATATATAATACATTTACACAAGCAGAAGACATGGAAGATTACGAAGCACCTATGCCCATCTTTATAAGTAGTAACTTTTAACTAGGTAGATAAATACATTATGCAAGAATTTGACAAAATAGGCGAAGACCTTTTTAACAAGATTAGAGGAAGATTTCCAGAAGTTACTATCGGTGACGAAGCAGGAACAGTTACTAACGAACCGACTATGGCACGTTTCTTTGATTTTGATTATAACGGACTTGGTAAAGTAAGTGTTGCTATCAACGAAGATGACGGACTAACAGTTATCTATAGTAAAGATTTTATGGAAGATCAAGACGAAATGACCAAAGAAGCATGGTATGATTTCCTAAAAGAATTACGTGTGTTTAGTAAAAAACGTATGCTACCATACAGTGTAAGAGATATTACAAAGTCAAATTTAAATAAGAGAGACTATAAATTCTTAGCGAAAACCCCTGAGGACGAGAACATGAACGAATCAAAACTATATGGTACTAGCAGAATTAGTTACCAAAAGATAGGTGAAGCACGTATTGTAATTAAGCACACAGAAGGTGTTAACCAAGAAAGTGCCGCAGGGCGTACACGCAGCATTGGCAAAATTTATATTGAAAGCGCAGAAGGCGAACGTTTTATATATCCGTTCAAACACCTAAGTGGTGCAAGAGCAATGGCACGTCACGTAGCAGAAGGCGGCAAACCGCATGATGAGTTCGGCGGACACATTGTAGGCTTATCAGAAGAGATGAGCAAGTTGCGCAAGTTCAACAACTATATGGGTCGTAGTGCTGTAATGGCAGAAAGCCTATCAGGATATGTTGACGCAGTTAAAGAACGTATTAGTACAGTTAAGAAAACAATCGAGTCATTGCAAAAGCCAAAGTTTTATGCAGAAACATTTGCAGCATATGCTAAGCCAATGATGGAAGATGTGCCTACAGACGTTGCAGAAAATTGGATTGATCAACTTACTATTAAGCAGTTCAACGAAGAACTAGCAGATGTATTCCCATACATTTATAATCTAGTAAGTGAAGCAACTAAAGCAAAATCACTAGGACCAGACGATTTAGAAGAAAAGAAAGGTCCTTGCTGGACTGGACACGAACGAGTACCTGGTACTAAAGAAGGAGAGCCAGGTTCTTGTCGCAAAAAAGGAACAACCAAAGAAGAGATTGAACTAGAGCAAGGCTTTGAAGAAATGATGGGCCAGTTTGCTGAAGGTAAAGATTGTGACGATTGCGGTTGCGCACCTTGTGAGTGTGATACAAGCGAAGACAATGTAGACGAAGCATACATCAATAGTGCAGAAGACGCAGTTGATTTATTAGGTGTATTACGTGGCAAAGGCAAAAAGATCGAACGTGGTCAAGATGACGATCAAGGCAACTTAGCAAACGCATATGTAAGTGATACATGGGATGTATACACATGGCTACAAAGTAAAACTCAAGACTTTAGAGGCATGGATAAAAACGCTAAAGAAATTATTGACAACATGATGCAACTACGTGGTGAAGCTAAGAAATTAGAAACTAAGCCAGGCTCAGGTAGCAACGGACGTTTTGGCAATCAAATCGTAAACACATTGTATCCAGTAATGGAACTAATTAATTCATTGAATCTTAAAGATGACGACACAGAAGAAGGTATGGATCCTAACGAACAAAAGACACCATTAGGCGAGTTCATCCTTAGTTACTTTGATCGTGAGAATGGAGCATTTCCAAAAGGCGAAACAGCAGTACTAACAATGGTCGAAAAAGACTACGGCGAAGAGTATATTGAACCAGCAAAGCAGTTTATTGAACAAGTAACTGCAAAGTTTGAAGAGATTCAAATGCGCACACAACCACAGCAAATGGAAGCAGCCAGCAAAGAGATTTTCTTAGACTTCAGCAAAGAGTTAACAGACGTTGAACGTACAGACGATACTGAAGTGTTTACTGCAAAACTTGACGGATTAGGTTTTAGAGCTGGGTCAGAAGAAGAAATTGATCTTGAAGGCATACCTGTTAATGTTACAATAAACGCAACTGGCTATGTACAAGAAGGTGAATTTGAAATTGTTAGTGTTGTTGGCGACGATGGTACACAGTATGTACTAGACGAAACTGACACTTGGGATATTTATAACTTGACCGAGTTGTTCAGTAACGCACTAGCAACTGAAGAAAACAATATGGATAGAATACGTGAGTTAGCAGGACTACGCTAACCCACTTATAAGTTTTATTTCTTTTTCTTTAAAAAAGACTTGACATTGTTACGCATAGAGTATATAATAATAACTGTGCTGTAACATTAAAAGGCACTTGTAGCAATAATGCTACAACAATTAGGCAATAACAACGAAAGAGGCATATAATTATGGCATCATTAGCAGAAATCAGAGCTAAACTTAAAGAGCAAGAAACACGCTCATCAGGCGGCGGACAGAATCAAGGTCCAAACCCAATTTACCCATTTTGGAATATTAAAGAAGGCGAATCAGCAACGATGCGTTTCCTTCCAGATGGCAACACAGATAACACTTTCTTCTGGGCAGAACGTTTGATGATCAAACTTCCGTTTAGTGGAGTTAAAGGCGACACAAGTTCACGTCCAGTACAAGTACAAGTTCCTTGTATGGAAATGTACGGCGAAAACTGTGGTATCCTTGCAGAAGTACGCGGTTGGTTTAAAGACGCAAGTCTTGAAGACATGGGCCGTAAGTATTGGAAAAAGCGTTCATACGTATTCCAAGGGTTCGTAAACGATAATCCTATCGCAGACGACCAAGCACCGGAGAATCCAATCCGTAGATTCATTATTGGCCCACAGATCTTTCAGATCATTAAGGCAGCATTAATGGATCCAGACATGGAAGAATTACCAACAGATTATACTGCTGGTGTAGACTTCCGTTTAAACAAAACTAGTAAAGGTGGTTATGCAGACTACGGCACAAGTAATTGGGCACGTAGAGATCGTCCATTGAACGATCAAGAAATGGCTGCAATTAACACACACGGTTTGTTTAACTTGTCAGACTTCCTTCCTAAGAAGCCAGACGCAACTGCTATCAAAGTAATGCAAGAAATGTTTGAAGCGTCAGTAGACGGTGAAGCATACGATCCAGATCGTTGGAGTAATTACTTCCGTCCAGCAGGTATGCAAGCACGTACAGGCGATCCGCAAAAAGCGGCAAGTGTAAATGCAACTGCAACTAGCCAAAGTGCTCCAGTAGCACCGGTAGCAGAAGCAGCACCTTTTGAAGCAGATGTTAAAGTGGCAGAAGCAGCCATTACAGCACCAGCGGCAGAAGCAGCACCTGCAGGCGGCGCAAGCGACATTCTAGCAATGATCCGCTCACGTCAAAGTTAATAGCAATTGAAAAGGGTTGCATTTAATAGATGCAACCCTATTTACTTTACAGCTTTTTTTAGGAGAAAACATGGCTAAATCATTTGATGTTAGTAAGTTCCGCAAGGACTTGACTAAAAGTATCTCAGGCATGAGTACTGGATTTAACGATCCTACTGATTGGATTTCAACAGGATCATATGCACTAAACTATCTTATCTCAGGAGACTTTCACAAAGGTGTTCCGCTAGGTAAGGTTACTGTGTTTGCAGGAGAATCAGGAGCAGGTAAATCATATTTCTGTTCAGGTAACGTTGTAAAACACGCACAAGATCAAGGTATATTTGTAGTCTTAATTGACTCGGAGAACGCACTTGATGAGAGCTGGCTACAGGCTCTACAAGTTGACACTAGCCCAGAGAAACTTCTCAAGCTAAACATGTCAATGATTGATGATGTAGCAAAGACTATCTCAACATTTATTACAGACTACAAAGCTATGGATGAAGAAGATCGTCCTAAAGTATTGTTTGTAGTTGACTCGTTGGGTATGTTACTAACACCT